CCATGGGTATCAGAAGGGCAAGCTCATCGGTTGTCCAAGTGGCATTACCGGTGTCTTGCAGAATTTGTTCTATCAGGTCACGTATCTGTGTGTATGTTCGTCCCATGGCTTTACCTCTTTATGCTACAGTTGCAATCGCGGCTAGTGCCGCAATGAAATCTGTGTCTGACACTTCTGTTTTTACTTCTGATTCGAGCAGTGCGTTGACCTCTCTGGATAAACTCTTTCAATTTCCCCTCCTGAACCGTTCGTAGTCCTGAGCGCAGAAACTGGCGAAACGGTTGTATATCTGGACTGCTGGAGCACCAACGATGGTTTCAATATCGTAGATATTGCCCGTGAAAGACCTGTCGCCTGCAAGCCTATTGCCGATTGTGAGCAGAGATATGCCTGCTGCTGGTGTGCCGCTGTTCTGATTGACTGCACCGGAGACTTTGCCGTTGATGCCTATTGTCACCAGTCCTGCGGCTGTACGACCGACGACGATTCTGTATGTGTTGTTGATGGCGATGGAATTATCGCCACTGCCAGCTAGTGTTGTTGTTCCATCCGAGGACACAATTACAGCATTTGTAAAACTGCCATAGCTACTGGACACACTGACGAACAACTTAGAGTTATCTGCGATTCTGCCAGTTGCCCCTGTATTTAGCGCTGTCGGCCTGATTGTTGCCATTATGATACAGGCCTGTGCCCCTATCGGGTCGGTCTCACAGGTGCATAAATCATCCACGCCGTCAAATAGGCCCAGCGGCAAACTGGAGTCAGGATGATAGATGCCCTTGATGTTTTCCCATCCAAAGACTTGCGGGAAGGTGATGCCGGGATTGTCAAAGTAGAGAATGTCGGTTGTATTTGCTGTTACTATATCTTTATTGTAACCAATTATCCACAACGATGATGGGGCACTATTCAAACGAGAACTAGTCGTCTGCAATCGCCATGTGTCGTCACACGGGACGTTGACAGCAGAGGATGGACTGTAAACTGAAGCCATTGGCGTGAGTACATTGGTGGCCGGAGCACGAGTATACAGTTTTAGTGTCGCCGTAATGCCAGCGTATTTTGCGTAACTAGAAATCGCATAATACCCGTACGCCGCTCCTAAACCTTCAGGGTCTGCGCAGAGTATTCCAAGGCACTTGGCGGATACTGGCGGTGTGGGTGTCGTCTCATCAGACAGTGTCGCCCGTAGTGTATCCCACCCTGTGCTTGGAGCAGAACCATTCCACGTAACCAGATTCGGGCTCATGCCCTTGCTCATCCTTGCCAGCGGCAACCAGATGGCAGGATTCAAGGAACGAAGCCAACTATCGAAGGTCGACTGGCCCATTATCATTTCTAACAGTGATTTGTTCATGGCCTATCCCATCAACTGAATGCCTGAGACTTTAACTGTGACCACACCGGCACTGGTCGGGGTTCCTACCCCCTCGGAACACAACCGAAAATAGAGTCGGGTATCAGCGGTGGCACATTTGAGCATCCGCACTGTTTCTGAGGTTGCGAAATTACAGTCCGACCCTGAACCCTCAGTAACCGGGAACAGGTCAATATACGTGCGCCTGTACGTATCGTTGGCGTTGAAAATCGTGAATGTGGCTTGGTCAACCAATACAGTAGGTTGAACATCGTAAATATAGAGTCTCACGGCCTGAGTCATGGCCACACCTGGCAGAGACACGGAGACGCGGGACATCAGGACACCACCGCCTACAATGCCGCCCACATCCACGGACATACATTTGGCTATCGCGCTCGTTATTGTCAACCCTGTCTGTGGAGTCGTTCCGGTGGGCTGAGAAGTAACGCTGAATACAATATGGTCAGTATCGGCGCTTGTCACTACCCAGTTGCCGTCTACATTGGTCAGGGTAGCCCCCGTGTTGACACCAGCGAGGGTGAACCTGTCACCAGCAACAAAACCATGACCAGCGGCCTTAATAGTGACGACCAGCCCAGTGTAAGCCACTTCTGTTACGGTCAGTTTGCAGTTGATTGACTGCGGAGTTGCCGCATAGGGCGTGGCGTTGGCGGGACGGATGACTGAGGCAGTAGCGACGAAAGAGGGTGAGGATGAACCGAGAACCTGGACGGCATTGGTTGTGCCGGGCGTTGTCTGGTCAATGCCGACTTTGCCGATTATGGCGCTGGAAGGCAGCAACCCTCCATCTGGCATTGAACTTTGTTCTGGTAATGCTGTTAATGTCATATTCGTAGTCTCCTAAAATATGGATTTAGGTATTGCCGTCCACGAGTCGGCCCAATCCGGTTTGCCAAGGTCAACTTGTATTCCACCTATTGGATATATGTCTACCTTGTTTGCCATGGAGCCGCAATGCATGCATCTGGACTTCCGGCGTTTTCGGATAGTATTCCTTGCGTCAAAAGTATTACCACATGCACACTTGTACTCGTATATCGGCATTACTTATTCCCCTTCTGCTTGTCGCTCACATATAAAGGCGCTTGTTCTTCCGCCGGTAACGGCTTTATGCGCCCCCATCCTTCGATGAAATGCTTCGTGCAAACGTGCGGGATACGCGAAGTACAATTCTCGCATCCGGGTATCTTACACTGGAATGGTTGCTCTTTACTCATCTCTTTGCTCCTTCTTGTGGTTTCCATCCTCGCTTACGAAGAGTACCATACACGTACTCATCCTGCCTCTTTTCATCGTTGGGAAACTTTTTCATGGCTTCTGCCTTTAGTTTGTTTTCAAGCATCTGTGGCATGATTTACCTCTCTATTTAACTTGATATCCTTTGAAGTTACGCAAGTCATCATAAGTCAACTCGTCAGTACGCACCATTACGTTTCCATACATGTAGTCTGCATAGTCTATTGGTAGTTTATGCTCTCGTTCCGTCACGTAGCGGTCAAATTCAGTTCCTGGAAATGGAGTAGCATACCCCGCTCCTATCATCCATGGCTTCGTGTCATTGATAAACTTCTGCGTTTCTGCGATAGTATCCCATGTTTCGCCGGGGAGTCCGATAATGAAGCTTGCCTGTACCTTCATGCCATACTGGGGGATAAGCTGTAATGCCCGCCTGTGTTCTTCTACAGTGACATGCTTCTTCATATTGTAAAGCATCTTCTGGCTTCCGCTTTCGACGCCAATAAAGATGTTCCACACTCCAGCGTTACGCGCTGCTTTCAAAAAGTTTTCAGTGAGCATCTTCTCATTTGACCTACATGCAATACGAAAGACCATTTTCTTATGCAGGCCCATGGTGATGATACGACCGAATATCTCTTGTGCCCAAGGCATGTTGGAGTTGAAGGTATCATCCTGGATGAATACCTCTTGAACCCCGTACTCGCGATTCAGCAATGCTATCTGGTCAACAATTGATATCGGGTTACGATATCTGCATTTCCTCCCCCAAAACACAGGCGTGTTACAGAATGTGCATTTTCCGGGGCAACCTTTCGACCCAAACAACACCATTGATGGTGTTGACCCCATAGGAATCACGCCACAGAAACGGCTCATGTCCACAAGAGAATAATCAGGAAGCGGAATGTCATCTATTTCCTCGATGGGTGGTTGACCAAGTATTTCAAGCCACCTATTTTCACCTTCTCCGACAACAAGGTCGTTTACATATCCATCCTTCTGTTTATTCCATGCAATCGCATGTGGCCCGCCAAGTGCCACAGGAATACCTTTGTCATTAAACAACCCGACCAACTCTCTTGCACTTTTGACCTGGAAGGTATTACACGTGATACCGACAAGGTCAGGCATGAAAGATGTATCAAGAACGTCGATGTCCAGATGTTGCACTTTGACTTCATGCCCTAGTCTTCTTGCCAGTGCTCCAAGAGTGAGCAGCCCAATAGAAGGACTTTCCACATATGGATGCAGCCAGTTCGTCTTCGGTTGAAGCAATAGAATCTTCTGCATGTCTACCATGAGATGAGCCCGTCTCCTGTTCCCATCGTTGTGTATCGCACCTTATTCGGGTCAACAACTCTGTGTTCCGGGTCAATCTTGAAACATGGATTCTGTGGTGTTGAGAACAGGCACACGCCATGTTTCCCAACGCGCTTGAGTTCTGACACAACTATCTCAGGATGGTCGCAGTGCTCAAGCATTTCAGAGCACCAGACGAAGCCGAAAGACTTGCTTTCAAATGGTAATTTGTGGGCGTCAGCCTTGATAATACCTGGGGTTTCCTTGCTCGCCCGGTTGTCTACTGCCACATATTCTCCAAGCTCCTTCAGGTAAGGCTTATATGGCATTGTCAGCCCACAACCAACGTCCAGCACCTTCCGGGGAACAATAGACGGCGGTATCATGGCCAGTCGCCACTTCTGTATGCCTTCCATATTCTTCGGTTCATTCAACCGCTTTTCAATGTCTGCCAGTACTGAAGGCCAGTACGTTGAAAATATAGCGTCTTCGTCGTACTCCATAGCCTTCTCACGGGCTTTCTGCTGCTGTTCTGCGATGCTTCCGTTCTTCCATGACTGGAAAGCCTGCTCAAGTCTTTCTTCTACCTCTTCCACTGTACAGTTGAATTGCCAACTTGACTGCGCTGTCCATTCAGGCGCCAGGTTATTGATGAACCATCCACCACCCATAAGTTCAGTCTGCGCAGTGCAATTGGTTGTGATAACCGGTACACCGCATGACTGCGCCTCAATCAGAGGAACACCAAATCCTTCCCCCTTGGTTGGCAGCAAGAATACATCGAATACGTTATATGTTCTGGCCATGGTATCTTGAGGTATGCCTATGTTCATCTGTGAGATAGACGGAACCCTTGTATATTCCTGCATCTTCAGGTTTTCACGAAGGGCAGCAAGGTTAATACCGCGTTCGTCATTCAGGTTTGTGTGCATGTAGAAGATAACCTCACCCGGATGTCGCTTCTCTAGCATCGCCACAGCACGCATAGATACATTCCAGTTCTTTCGCTCGGAATGATTCGTTGCTACTGTACCGATAACAAACTTGTCTTTCCACCCGTACCGCTCACGGCCGACATCACGAGCATCTTTATCCGGTGCGAACAGATTTGTGTTGACCGTATGAGGTATGTAGTAGCAATCAACACCATTGTCGTTGAGTTGCTTCATACCAAACTTACTCATGGCAATTGGTTTGATAATACCTGGGCTTTTCTTTACAGCCTCAATTACCAAGGGTGGTATAGGGTCGTGGTCAATAGGCATCCATGGAACCCATTTCAGAGTCGGATTCATTTGCCGTAGTACCCAAACATCCACAAGCGTAATAAGCAAATCTGCCTTATGGTCTTCATAAAGCATTCCGGCATGTTCAATTCCGTAATCATCTGAATTGTTTGGGTATAGTGGAATATCTCCCCATTCAGTCCGCGACCCCTTAAACCCCCAAAAAGCCAGAATAGCCATTTTGTGGCCCTGTGCCTGAAGGCGCTTGGTAGCGATAGCCGTTTGTGTTCCATAACCTGTAGCGGCGAATGGGGAATTACTGCTCCAAAGTATACGCACGAAGCCTCTTTCTTTCGGGGAGGGCTTTCGGCCCTCCCCAATCTTATTTCGTTAAACCGAGCGTTGGTCAATGAGTCTAGCGCCGAGGGCAATATCCAGAGTTTTCCATCCATACAGCATGTCAATTGACATGATGTTGGTTTTGGTCATTATGTTGTAGTCGTAGACTACGCGACATGACAGGTTCTTGTATGTAATTACCTCGGCTTTTGCTCCGCCAAGCGGAGGTACGAGAGGGGCAGTTACCAATGCCAGAGCGTTCTTGTGGAAGGCCATATTATCTCGGCCTGTTCCTTGGAATGTAACCACTGCATCATCGGCAACTGTCTGTGCCAGTGTCGGAGTGAATGTCACAATGACAGTTGCCGCACTTGCAGTAGCATTGGCCGCCACTCTGAACCACTGGTCATATCCGGTGATTTTGAACACATCTCCAGCAAGCACCGTGCCACCGGATGTTATGGCATCAATTGTAGCCGTACCATCACCCACAGCACCAGCGCCTTTCATGGCCCCGGCAAGGTCGGCCATCGCACCAGACGTGTGAGTTATGCCCACATTCTGGTCCATGTAGCAGTCAAAGCCAAGCACACGGCCCATCTCGGCCTCACGGATTGCCTGTCCGCCGTCTGCCCTGTGTTCTGCATACATGAACGGTTCAAGTACCATGTAACCAGCCTTGGTTATCGGCCCCATGACCAGGTTACGGCCACGTGCGGGACACTTCTGTGCATCAAGGACTGCCCCTATCTGGACAATATCAGCAGCAGCCGGTGTCCCTGTGACTGTGGAATGACCTGCGAAGTTCACCGCTTCATTCGCCCCATACAAGTCCATCAACTGTGCATGCGCCCTCATTGCAGGCTGGATGAACTGCTCGGAGAAGTCTACCACTTCCAGGCTCAAGTCTTGTGATGTAATAGACAGTGTCACGTCAGCAAGCCGGTTCAATACTATTGCTACACTGGATTCTGCCACTGTAGCAGCATTGACAGTATTGGACACAACCGTTGCCGTGTAGACTGACGGCTTCCGTGCCAGGATAGTAGCTCCCCTGCTCTGAAATTCCTTGGAGTATGTTCTGTGTACCAGGTTTGCCAAGACAAGCTCATTTTCCAGAGCTATCAAGGCTTCTTTTGCAATTATGGTTGGTGTAAGCATCCCGCTCATAGTTTACCTTCTTTGTAGTTATTTCCGCCCATATCTTGACCGAACGGACGGATGATTGGCATATTCTTCTGGTGTCATTCTCTCAATTTGCTCCGAAGTCAGGGTTCCAGTCCCACCGCTATGGTTTCCCGAATCACTTTTCGGCGCGGCAACATGTGTCTTTTGCGTAATACCCTTTTTCTTCCACCCCAACTCTTCAGCAATACTATTGATTTCATCTGCCCCAAGAATCTTCGCCTTGTCGCATATTGCCTTGAGTTTTGCAGCATCTCCATTTTCATAGAGTGCCGCCACATCCTTGATGGTATATGCTCGTGTTCGTTCTGTCGCCACTTTTACCATCTCGGCATGTTGCGCCTTTTCAGCTTCCAGTCGTGCCTTGTCGGCCTTGAGTGCTTTTGCCTCAGCATCCAGGTCTTTTATCTTTTGAACGATTTTCCCTTTGTCAGGGTCTTTAGCGCCGAGGTCTTCAAGCGTTGCCTTCAGCTTGGCCCTGTCTTCTTGAAGCTCGGCAAGGTTTTCATCGAATGAGGATATACGTGCCTTGTACTGGTCACGTTCCTCTTCAATAGCCTTACGTTCTCTGCCCGCTCTGGCCAATGCATCACTGGATGCCTTTTCTATTGCCGCATTCACCTCTTCCTCGGAATACATCTTCTTCGGTTGTGGCGTTGAGGTAGTCGTGTCTGCACCGTCAGAGGGTTGCCCTTCTTCCAGAGGAACGCCCTGTTCGGTTATGTCACTTTCGCCCATGGTGTTGAAACCCTCCTGTTTATTACCTTTTATTTATTATATCAAGTGAGTCAAGGAAACTCTTCTCAAAATCTTCTATTGTCTTCGTAGCAGTCTTCTTGACATGCACGTGACCCAATGGTTTAAGTCCTTTGATATTCACAAGCCATTCGTCAAGTGATGGATGCTCTTTACGGTATACCTCGCGTTGCTTGTCACTCGTCGGCAACTTCTGATAAATGGTATATAACCTCTCGACCTCTTCTGACGGTATGGTGTCGAAGTAAGAAAGAGTCTTCCCCTGTTCCACATTGCTCCAGTCTTCTTTAAGTTCATGCTTTGCTCTCAATTGTTGGTAGAAGTCCTGGTGCTCTTTCAGGTAACGCTCATTGGCAAAACCAGCATCGTCCAGTAGATAGTACTCGACATAGTTCTTGACGTACTTCTCATCGAAGAAGTCGCCGTATGCCTTGCGTTCGTAATAGGCCGACTTGAAGTCAGGATTGGACTCGAAGATACCATCACGCTTTTTCTGTCGTGCTGTTTCAGTTCCCTGGACATTCTCGTATTGGTCGAACAGGCCCTTATACTCTTCATAGATGTCGTCATATCGCTTGTCAGGTATCTTGCCCGGCTCAAGGTCTGCCCACGGCTTGTCAGGATTGGCGGCCTTCATTGCTGCATCAAAGTCCGGGTTGTCATTTCTATACCGCAGCTTGTGATACCCGTAGTCCGGCAACATGTTGTACTCAATATATTTGGCAACCTGTGATTCTTCCAATTCCAATCGTCTTGCATCACGCTCATAGCGTACCCGCGCATAATCTTCGTTGTCTGCAAGATATTGCTTCCGGAGTTGAGCCTGTAGACTCGCATCTGCATCCTTGATACTGTCATATGACTTATCTTCCTCCCTCCATTCAGCGTTAATGCGTAATACGCCTTCGTTCTGCTCTGTAACGTCGGCCCACTTGAATGTGTCCTCATCTGCCGCCCATTGTTGCAATACAGGATTGTCAATACGGAACAGCTTGGCTTCAGCGGAGCTGGCGCCGTACTTGTCAACAACCTTGCCGTATTCCACGTACATATCGGCTATATCGTCAGTACCGTTGTATCCATAGACATCACGCCGGCGTCGTGCATCGTTATACTCTGGATTAGCGACAAGCAACGCCTCCCGCGCTTTTGCCCGGTCGTCATCATCATCAATATACGTGTCTTTCGACTTGTCACCGAGGTCGTTATACTCTGTATCCAATTCACGGTATTCTGCACTTATACGCAGCGACTTTTCTTTCCAGTCTGAACCATCAGATTCCAGCAGTCCGACATCTTTGGATGTTGCCCATTTCCACACATCAGGATGGTCAATCAGCCACAACTTCGCCTCCGCGGAGCCAGAGCCATACTTGTCAACCGTATCCTGGCGGTTAACCCATGCCTCGGCGATTGTCTTATCAGCACCTTTCTTGTATGCCTCAATGCGCTGCATGTCATCCCACCATTCAGGATTGTCTATCTTGAATTGCTTGCGCTCGGCTTCTTCTTCATCGCTGTATATCTCATCGTCAGAATATGCAGCATACTGCTCGTTAAGGTCGCGATTCTTCACTTGCAAGCGCAAGGCGTCTATGCTTTCGTCTTCAAGTCTGCTCCAATTAAATGTCTCACGCGCTTGACCCCACTGGTGCAAGTCTGGATTCTCCAACAAGTCAAGCCTTGCCTCGGCGCTTGAGCCACCGTAATCCGCGACTATCTGCGCGTGCCAAACGTACTTGTCAATGATAGCTTCTGACGGAGCCCCCACAGATGCAAGAACATCATCGTTATCTGCAAGATTCAACATCTCAAGCCTGGCACGCATATCAGCAAAGCCGGGTGTATTATCGTCAATTGTTCTATACATTGCTGCTCTGTCAGCAAGGTCTTTGATATACACGCTCGACTTTTCATCAGCGTACAAATCCCGTAGCCTGTATGCATCTGCATATACATCATGGGCCATCTTGTTCTGCTCATGGAATGTTGACGGATAGGGTACTGTTTCTGCATCTTCGTCTAACGCCTTAACAAGTGCGTCAGTTGGTGTCCATGTGTCATTTATGCCAGCAGCCGCCTTTGCAGCAGTGTCATCCCTATTGGTAACTATGCCACCAATAGATTCAATGTCAAGTCCTTGCTCCCGAATCAGAGTCAAGGCGAAGTTGGCAGCCTCAATAGTTGACACAGTATCAACCTGTCCGGAGACAAACAACTGCGCGTCGACCTTCGGGTTCTTTTTTCTGTATTCAGCCCGGCTAAGCTCGTACAATGCTTTTTCTTCAGATGTAGTCGCAGCGTTGAGCAGCGTTTTCCGCTCAATGTCATTCGATGGAATATCGTTGTACGCCTCGAAGTCCTTGGCCCATGTATACCGCAACTCGTATGGCTTATCTACTTCCAGAGCACTAAGCCCGATGAACTCTCCAGCGCTGGCCATGAAGCGGTCCGGACTTTTATCACTGAGTAGCGGGTCAGTCCATGATGGAGTCAGCCATGAGCCAAATATGTTGCCCCATGTTAATGGTTCGCCTTCCCAATTCCGGGCCTGTTTGTTCAGCATCATCTCTATGATATTCAACCCTGTGCCGGTTACTGGAGATGTCTTACTTTGAAATTGCTGGAATCCTAGCCTGTCCAGCGTCATCGTGTTGTCATCCTTGCCGGACAAGGATACGTTATCACCTGTCATGGCATATGTGGTTGCATCAATAGATGCCAGTAGCCTTCGTATGTCCGACATGATACCGCCCATGCGGTATGTGTAATTTCCTATTTCAATCTTGCCCCAATTCCGGTCGAACGGGTTGAGGTTTACGTCTTTACCTTGCGCTTTGTTGATACCCACATATAGCGCCTGATTCATTGCAATGAGCGCAGCCAGCGATTTAGCAGCTTGTTTCGATGTGTAGCTGGTCGGATTGGTAACAATATCATATATAATCGCTATGTTTGCTCGTGTGAAACGCGGAGCCATGAAGATAAAAGCTGATTCAACAGCCCGTTGCCACTTTGGGATTCCCATACCACGGGTTGATAATACGCCTGTCAGCTTGTTGCACATCTCTGCCCACTCATCAATCGCCCCTGCACGTTCGGCAGACTTGTAGCCAGCCTCATACAGGTTGACCGCAGATTCAACACGGGCTGTCGTAAACACATCATCCGACCGGCCAAGGACATGCTTGTTGATAAACTGACCTACTTCTCCAGCTTTGCCCGGCAACTTTGCAAACAGACGTTCTATCGGCGCAGCGCCTTCTGTGTACTCTGCTGTTTCAACGAGTCCGCCCCGTCTTATGTAGTCGGCAACTATATCTGCATGCTGCTCAAGGAATGAAGACAAGTGCGTCATATCCTTGCTGGTTACAGTCCTGATTGCCCCTGCCGCAGACTTTGCCCATACACCAGTTGGTTTCAGTGTGACAAGATTGGCTATGTCATAGCCAAACGTAAGCGCCTGCTGGATAGTATATGTAGAGAGGTCGAAGCCAAGGCGCAACATACGCATGGCCGCGCCAACTTCACCTACTGCCTTTATAGCGTCATCGTAGTCACCCGGCATATAGCCAAATGCATTACGGATTTCATCAGCGAAAGCTTGTCCGGTCTTACCTCCTTGCTCCACTATAACCCTGTTTCCAAGTCCTGGAGCACCTATGACCTTGCCGTATTCCTCTGTTCCATAGCTGCTCATCCGGTCGGCATATTTGTTTTTAACAACTGTCGCCTTGCGTAATGCGCTTGCGGACTGTGCGGCCAAGCCTTTTGCTTCATCAAGTATTGATTTCAGTGCCAACTTTTGGTCGGCATTCATACCAGCATATATAGCCTTGACAGTTTTTGCAGCTACATCCTTATCCTTGATGGTCTTCTTAACCACGGTCGCAATATCATTAACTGTAACGTCTGCTTTTGTGCCAAACGGCTTGAAGGCCAGCTTTATGTCAGCCAATAGCTTTGACCGTTTACCTATGGCAACTGCATCAGTGGCAGTCAGCTTTGTTGCGGCAGTAATATCACGTATGACCTGATTTATAAGCTTGGTACGTTGCTTCGGAAGTATCTTTAGCGCCTCATCAAGCTTGGTTGCTAACTCTGGAAAGTCCTTACGGATTGCATTCATCGCGCCACCCGGCAGTGATTCACCACGCGCTGCACGATGTATGTAGTCAACAGCTTTTTTGATTCCCTTGTTGTCGGCTACCATCTGCATGTAGTCAATACCAAGCTCTTTGTTTGTAGCCTCAATAGGCGTGGTGGTCTTTACAAGCTCAACAATTGTCTCGGCCAGTCTCTTCCGCTTCACAAGGTCATATGAGTAATTCACTTGCTGCGCCAACTCTTTGAACGGATTGGCTTCGTATGTAACGCCTGATTTCATTCCTTCTGCGACTGTGGCCCATGAACGCTTTGCGTTTAGTGTGTTCTTCTTAACAGCCACATCCGCAATGTTGGCGAAATTGTCGAGCAATATGTTTACATCCGGAGATGCTTTTACCGCCCCTGATGCAACGGCCTCCGCGAATCGTGCCGCATAGCCATATGCACTCTCTTTGGCGAATCGTGCAAAATCAGGCGATGCTATTTCAATATCACGGGCGAGTATATCAGCGGCTTGCTCTTTAAGCTCTGATACCACGCGGTGAAGGAAGGCCCAGCCGGTTTCACCTGTTCTGGCCTTTATTTGTCCGGGCAATGCCGTACCAGTATCAATCAATATGCCTTCACGCCGCAGCATCCCGCTTATATTGTTTGATGCCTCGCGAAATGCATCTATCAACTCTCTTCTGGCGTCTCCGACAATACCAGTCCCGAAGTCATACCATGGGGCGTACTCAATCATGTCATGGAAAGACCTTGATTGAACTCCATTGGGAAGTGCTTTTATCTGCTTGATGTCCTTTGAAAGCACATTCCCTATGTCGTCTATGTCGAAGTGCTTTGAAGATTCAGCCATCAACCGCCGTGTCCTGGACAACAGAAGAATGACGCCTCCGTTTATCTGGTCGTCTATTTTTCCTGAAACGGCCTTCAATATCGCAGGAACATCACCGGCGAAGGCAAGGTTATTGGCGAATCTCCCGATTCTGTTAATAACTGGAAGACCGGCTATTTTACCTTTTATGCCGGACAATACCTTGGCACGCGCCCTATCAATCAACTCTTGCGATGAAGATATAACATCGGCTATTGCTGGCCCTGTTTCATTCTTCGCTGAGACAGGTGTCATTTCTTTCACGGCTTTTAGCACGTCCGGCGCTGACTTGGCGTTCACAAGCGCATCGGCATTATTGGATATGGTGTCTATCTGCTTTAATAGCACATCCCGCAGCCCCGCATCTGGCGACTGTTGACTTATGTCATCCAATGTTTTTGTGGCCACACGAATAGCATCCACGTCTTGACTGGATATAGCGACGCGCAGTGAATCAACCGCGTCTGCAATTGTCTTGTTCTTTATACCGGCTTTCACGGTTGCTGCGGCTACAGATTCAGACACTTCACGGGCAGCAGCTTCGGTTGCCTCTTTGACAGCCGCCTTTGCAGCAGTTTTAGCGCCATACTTAACAAAGCCGATACCTGGTATGAAGTTTGTTATATCAGCTCCTAGCTCTATCAATCCTCGTGTGCCAAGCCTGCCGATAGCTGTATCAACTCCATAATCCGGTGCGGTTTCAATCCATGCCTCACGATAATTCGCAAGTGCATCTGCTCCTTCCTCGCGCCCTGCCCACACCATCTTCTCTGTCTCACTGGCTCCTGGAACAAGACTCTGTATACCGTACAATACAGCGCCGAGTATACTTTCCTGAAGACCGATAATATCAGCAATCCCGTACTTGCCTTCGTCCGGGTCGCCATACTCAACCTTATACGCATCGCCGACTTCAGCGTAATGCGACTGGATGTCTGCCCGCTCCTGATACGACAGCGGCAGCATATCAAGTCCTTGCTGGAAACCAGTAGCTCGGTTATCTCCGTAATACTTCCAGCCTTTCTCTTTGAAATAGTCCTTCTGGAAATCAGAGTAAGAGACATCTTCATCGGCAGGTTTTGATTCAAAGAAGGCGTTAACGACCTCATCCGTGATTCCATTTGCATATGCCCGAAGAAAAGCTTCGGTATCTGGTGTTCTGCCAGTCTCTTGCAGCCGGCGCAGCACCTCATCACGGTTATTGCCTGCCCATGTATTGAAATCTTCAACTGCCACATCAGGGAAAAGATTCTGCAATGTATTGTGAACCTTCTGGCGTCGTGCATTCTCTTCTTGTATCCATGCTGTGTACTGTGCATTGTTGAGCACCGGTTTACCGGAAGGGCCTGATATGGCTTCCTGCTCTGCAATCAGTTCAAGGTCTTCAGTCGTTGCTTCTACATATTGCTGTGTTCCTGTATCCCAGTAGTACTTCTCATTACCGGTTGTGAACAACTCGTTTATTTGCTCTGGTGTCGCCTCCGGGAACATAGTTGATATCACTAGCTCAGTCTGCTCATTACGTCCTGCAGCGAGCAATGCCTTAAGAAATTCGTCTGTGTTTTCGTATGCCAGCCTGCTCATGTCCTCAAGAGATACATCAGGGAAGACAGTTCCAAACGCATCTTGTATCTTCTGGTACTGCTCCTGTTGTCGCTCTATATATTGGGCATGATTTATCAGTTGGGGTCCTGCAACCCCGGTCTGCGCCTCCATGTCAGCAATCGCAGCGATATCTTCAGGTGTCGCTTCTACGTATTGCTGGGACACTTCGTCCCAATAGTACCGCTGTGCATTGAGAGGCATTGCAGCCATATCCATGGCGTCAAGCTGCTCCCTGGTGTAGGCAGTACCATCCGGCATGATAAGGCTCTGGTCTTCGTTTATCTGCACGCCATCTGGTGTGATTTGAGCAACGCTGTATCCGCCTTCGCTATCAGGGGTCAGTCGTACCTTCCAACCTTCTTCAATATCCACGTTGAAATAGGACTTCACCTCGTCAGCCGTAAGAAATTCAGGCACGTTCAATACACGTTCTTCTTCTGAGCGTAAGCGTTCAAGTTCAGGCGCAACTTCTCCGAGCAGCGCTTTTATGTCTTCTGCACTGTTACCGTATTTGGCAAGCGCATTACGTATTGCAATATCAGGCATTTACATCTTCCCCCTGAAGCTTCTGTTTCTTCTCCAGCATCTTTTGCAATATGTTTTGCCTGTCTATGGGCGATATCTGTACCGGAGGCTCCCATTCCATTGCATCGTCGTACATCCTGTCAAGCTCTTCGATTGAAAATTCTTTAGCCATTCTGACCTCCACCTGTTAAGGATGGTAATGCCATCAACGATTGCCCGTTACTCTTTGGTAATTGCATAGCTTTTGTTCCTTGCTCTGGTTGTAAAGGCGACTCTCTGCCAACATTTGTTATCTTTTGTTGCTTAATGGCATTGACCATACCATCAGCCATTACACGAGCCTGCCTAAGCAATCTCTTTTTCTCCATACCGGTCTTTGTTGCGGCCACATCACAGAGCCTTGCACTGAGGTCGTAGTAGAAGATAATCGGATTTGCCTTCCGCGCTTCTTCTGCCCGCAGCTTGTCTATCTCTCCGTCAGGGTCGTCGCACTGGTAAATGTCTCGTATGATTGTGTCTTCTGACAGCGTCCCTCGCAGTGATATGCCCACAGTGTAGTTTGCCAGCCGCTGGCGTGCGTTGTCCGGCATGTACCTGAATGATATCTGGTATTCGTCCGGGTCGCCAAGGTCGGACACAGTATACGACCGAGCCTGTCTGGCTTGCCCCAGCTTTACCGGTTCAATAAAGTCATGGGCTACATACTCTTTGATGAGCAAATTGGCCACATCTGCATACCACAGCGCCAGACAGTCAGAGCGGGGCATCAATAACTGGTTGCGTATCTCTGTCTGCTCGGTTATCCAGCTTGCATTTCGTATTCCAGACACATCCGCAAGGTCAGTTATATTCGCACTTCCCTTGTGGATTGCATTAGCCATACCCTGTGACGCTCCCTGAAACGCTCGTGTCTCGTCTTTCGTCTCAAGAAGATGCGGCTCTTCACCCTCAGGATATGGTGTGTTCGTCCCAATTACATGAGGATACGGTTGAGGCTGGCCAGACAGGTCTTTAACTTGATGGGCGTATGGTGGCTTTACCCATTCCAATGCCTTCGTTTGCTGGATACTCATCAGTCGGTTCCACTCTGAATACAGGCTGCGCACAAGAAAGAAAATGCTCTCCGCCCAGTATTGCTCCCAGTCATCATCAAACATGTAGAACCCCGCAGCCGGGCATTGCTGCACGAAGGTTATTACCCCGTATGGGTTTTTCTCTTCAAATACTTTGTTGTTGTCGATATATATCTCATTGACATCCGGTGCACAGAAGTCTCTCACAACCACCTTGGTGCTGTCGCCACCGGGTATCATTGAATCATTAAACCATTTCTCTTTGTGCAGGTCTGCTCTATTTCTACTTGTTTTGTTGCATGCCCACTCACCATCCACAAATGAGTAGTCCCTCGTATCCACGGGTACACAGTTGGGCGTTCCATCAGAATTGAGAGTGAACTTGGCACACACAGGCCCACGAATACACACCTGGTCAGATACCCACGCCTTGAGGCTGGCAATCCGGCGCTTGCGTAACTGGACGTCAACCGTATACAGCATGTCATTGATGAAGTCCTCGACACGCTTGTTGCGGGAGTCCGTCATACCCTCAACAACCACCTGTGTTACCGACTTCTGGAGCACAGACGACAGAGCATGGGCAAACACACCCGGTTCATTCATTGTCACACTCACAGTCCTCGGTATCTCACGATTTTTGTACGTGTCGAACCCGGTCAGGATGTAGGATTTCATCCGCACAGCATCACGGTCTTTGTCCATCCTGGCGTACAGATTGCCTAACTCGTTCTCACGGTCTTGTATCATTTTGAGGTTATCCATAATTACGCTCCGTATGTGGGTACCAACGGCCTATACGCGCTCACTGCCGTTGCATATCCAAATCTCTCTGTCAGTCCCAGCGTGCCATAACGGCATGCATCCATACTGTGGTCGTCTGTCTTTATCGGGTCTTCCAACACGCGCCCGGTCTTTTTGTCTACCATCCTCCGGTACTGTCGCACCTCGCGGAGAGTATTGACGCTGCGTTTTGTGATGAGCAATGGCGCTCTACGTACCACATCCAATCCGGTTTTGACGTGCTTGTTTGCCGGTAGACACCTGTGGCCGGCACGATTGATTTCCTCAATTCTGTCTGGTTCTGCGCTGTCAGCATAGATGTCAGCCCTATCCTCGTGGGTCAACCGTTCGATAATGTCCGCATTCGTCAACCCAGCCTCGTATATCCTCTCGTCACAATACGTTTTCCCTCCGGAGATAACGACCTTGACAAGCGCCGATGGATTTGTGAAGCCAAAATCCAATCCGTATGCCCACGCTTGCCAGTCACCCCGTGTCGGCAGCTCATCTACCACCTTGGAATGCGGCCAGATGATATGTTCGAGGCTTCCGAGGATACCAAGCCCGTAGATATTCCACCAGTTGTCGTCAACCCCACGTTTTGATTCGATATTTTCCACAATTGCCGGTGGGAGCACATGTACAGCGTCGAGGTATGTACTGTGGGAGTACGCATAACGAGGGTCTTTTCTCCACCCGGGCACGAGTTTGTCACCGGACTGATACTCGTGTACCCAAAACTCACCAGTAGGGTTCCAGTCCACGATTACAAAATCGGACGTGCGCGCCTCGGCGGACTGGACAGTGGGCCATGGGCAGTTGTTTCCCTCGTTCACCATCAGGATGTTCCGCCGCGGGCCACGCGCTTTCCCCTCGTTATCAGCTCCCCAAAATTCTATCGTAGCTTTGGGGTAGCTGTACGCAAACTCAGTTTTCGACCATCGCGGGTTGTTGTCCTGGGATTCGCCGATGATTTTGAAAAAGTCCCTGATGCAGCCGAGCTTGAGATGCGGCAGACTCTCTGAGATAACCGATATGGTCAGGATGGTCGCAGTTGACATGCCCAAAACGTGGAGAAATTGCAGCGCTGACCACGTTTTTGTCGAACTCGTCCCACCCTCAAGCAAAATCCCGCGTTTACCAGCACACCACGCTGCGAGAATATCCTCAAATACACGCGTTGTTTGCAGCGTCGGCGCACTACTCAGTTTGGACATCACAACCATCAGGCAGTTGCTGCGCTGGCCGACCACCACCAGCCAATACACGCTGTAACAACTGCTGGCCTTTCTCCGACTGGACTATAATGTTGATTTGTGTGTTGTGCGTATCACCACCACGCTCTGGTTCGTACACGCGCTCCATTTTGTTGAGCTCGGCGATTGCTGATATCGGGTCATGTAGTTTGAGAGAGCGCCGGGAGCCGAATTTTGTATCCACCACGGAGTACTGTGATACCGCACCTGGAGTTGGGCCGTCAATGATGGGTTCACCATCATTGATATGGTCTCGGAGGTTCGCTCGACCAATTTCAGACAGTCGAGCCTTGCGCTCTACGACCGACATAATGCTGGCGTCCTCAGCAGCTTTACGTAATTCGCGGAGTCTAACCTTTATCTTACCATTGGCTGCCAGCTGTGAGGCTTTGACATCAACGATAGCCATAGCCGGCTTGGTCGAATACCCAGCTCTCCGGTACGCCTCACGTTGGCTGTACCCCTCAAACAAATATTGTGCGAAATTGATTTGTTTTTGCGTCATCCCAGCCATAATATCCACATTATACCATCAGAGTGCAACTCCGTTCACTGTCGGCACACGTTAACACTATCGTAAACAAAACGCCCATCGTTAACATCGTTAACACC